ACTACATCCACAGCGGGCGTCTCCAGGTTCTTGCTCGAACTGGTAAGATTCCTATGTTGCAGTATCAAGCTATTGTGAATCGTGGTGACAGGCTCCTAGCAGATGCGGGTCTTGCTAAACCGCCCCCGTCTGAAATAATTGCTGAATGGTCCAAGTGGAGGATTGTTATAGCGGGTCGAGAATACCCGACCCGCCGGCCTTCCTACGGTGCTTGGGCTGCTCACTACGGGAGGTGAGTCTGACGTGTGTGGCTTGCTGGATTTGCTCTCCTGCACCTATACTCGGAGTGAACCTTTATTTGGAGTATTAGAGTGAGCGAAATTGCAGACACCTTGAGCAAGACGGAGAAAGCCCTGCGCGACCGTTTTGTCGGGGAATACCTTGTGGACTATGACCCTTTCGGGGCTGCGCTGCGCATTGGCTATTCCGAGGTCTATGCGAAGCAGTACGCACGCACGTTCATGCTGGAGCCCTATGTCCGCTCCTGCATCACCAAGCAAGAGGAAAAGCTGGGTCTGGTAACGGAAGAGGAAAAGCATAGGCAGAAGATTGTGGCGGGGCTCTACCGCATTGCACGCAGCCCCACATCCCCCGCGTCAGCTCAGGTTGCAGCATACACACAGCTGGCAAAGATTTCCGGAATCGAGGCACCAGTGAAGACCCAGCAGGAAGTCAAGCTCACAAGCACTAGCCCGGAGTTGAGTCATCTATCCGTTGCAGAGCTGGAGAAAATCAAATCCATGATGTATGTCACGCCTACCAAGTGAGATAGACCTTGACCGTGCTATAGCATCCCAATCCTTCGCGGGCTTTGTGCGTGCTGGGTGGCACGTCCTGGAGCCCACTAGCCCACTGGCATGGGGTTGGAGCTTGGACGCAATCTGTGAACACTTAGAAGCGGTGTCACGCGGGGAAATCCTACGCTTACTAATGAACGTCCCGCCAGGGTGCATGAAGTCACTGCTGACGGGTGTTTTCTTCCCCGCCTGGGAATGGGGACCACAACAGAAACCCGGTATGCGGTTCTTGGGCACTGCGCACAAACAGGACCTAGGCGTCCGCGATAGTTTGAAGTGTCGCCGCTTAATCACATCCGAATGGTATCAGCAGCGATGGCCCATTGTGTTGACGGGGGACCAGAACGCAAAAAGTAAGTTTGAGAATGACAAGACGGGGTTCCGGGAGGCGATGCCGTTTGGCTCCATGACGGGTTCCCGGGGTGACCGTGTGATACTGGATGACCCGTTGAGCGTTGATGGCGGGAATAGCCCTGCGGACTTAAAAGCTGCGGAGCTCACCTTCACCGAAGCGCTGCCAACGCGGGTGAACAACGACAAGAGCGCTATTGTGGTTATTATGCAACGCTTGCACGAGAAGGACACCAGCGGCGTAATCCTCGCTAAGGGCTTGGACTATGTGCATTTGTGTCTCCCAATGCGTTATGAGCCTCAGCGCCGCTGCACAACAAAACTTGGATTTAGTGACCCCCGCACGTACGATGGTGAGCTACTGTTTCCGGAACGGTTTTCAGAAGCTACAGTGGCGGACCTTGAAAAGACAATGGGTAGCTACGCAGCAGCGGGGCAGCTACAGCAACGCCCGGCACCGCGTGATGGTGGGATGTTCAAGAAAGCATGGTTCAACATTGTTCACGCCCTACCAGTGGGAACAATGTTCCTCCGCGGCTGGGACTTAGCTGCAACGGAGGGGGCTGGGGATTACACACGCGGCGTGAAAATTGGACGGACCAAGGAAGGTCGCTTCATTGTTGCTGGTGTTGTTGGCGGCCAGTTGTCACCAATGAATGTAGAGCGGTTGTTGGTCGCCACCGCAAGCCAGGACGGATACCAGTGCAAGCAATCGCTCCCGCAAGACCCGGGGCAGGCTGGTAAAGCTCAGGCAGCGTATCAGATTGGGAAGTTAGCAGGGTACTCCGCCACTGCTACGACGGAGAGCGGTGATAAGGAAACCCGGGCCAACCCGTTCGCAGCGCAAGCTGAGGCGGGTAATGTGGACATAGTTGAAGGTGACTGGAATACAGAGTACCTTGATGAACTTTGTGTGTTTCCGAACGGCAAGTATGACGACCAAGTGGACGCAAGCTCACGCGCATTTAATGAACTGGTGTCAAACAATAGTTTGAGCACTTGGCAGAAGCTGGGACGGTGAACCATTGCGGGCTCAGGCGGTGCTTATTTGTTACAGGGCAGCAGAAGCTAATCCGACTGTCGCAAATTGCCGAGCAATACAATTTGCGTCCGCTAAAATGTTACAGCCCTTTTTGGCTGTGATCCGAGTTTTGCCGCTATCAAACTTAGTCACAATCACCTCGCCCAATTTCTTTCCGTCTTGCTTTACAGTGTAAATAATCGCGGAATAACCAGCTTCGCTGACTGTTTTTGTCTGTTTGGTAGTGCGTGTCATTTTGTGCTTTCGTTTGTTTGTTGATGTGTCTATTGTATGCGATTAATCATGGTTTTAATTATTTTTTTAAAATATTTGTAAAGTTGTGTAAAGATGGAATGATTGGTTTGTGCAACTTCAAACCGCCATAGCAAATACAATGCGAGCACTGTATTTGCCGGCACGCACGCCACAAGCAATAGTCAGGCAGGCGAACAACAGAAAGCGGGTGGAAGTCCCGCTCCTAACATTTGAACGGATTACACATGGCAGAACTACCGAAATCCAAGAGCGTGCAGCGTGCAGCGAAGACGGCACTGGCGCAGGACGCCAAGGTGCGCTCCGACGAAAAGGCGGGGAAGCGAAGCACGGTTGACAGTTTTGTTAACTTCGCCCACAATTTGGGCATTGGAACAGACAACCCAATGACTTCCAGTAGTTACGGGTTTAACCCTGTGACGCGGAATCGCACGCTGCTGGAATGGGTCCATAGGGGTAGCTGGCTCGGTGGCGTAGCTGTGGACGTGGTGGCGGATGACATGACCCGTGCCGGTATTGACATCAAAGGTGACATGGACCCCAAAGACATTGAAGCTCTAGAGGAAGCTGGTGTCGAGTTGGGTGTCTGGAATAAGATAAACGAAACCATCAAATGGAGCCGTTTGTATGGTGGTGCCTTGGCGGTTATTCTTATTGACGGACAAGACCCCGCAACACCTTTGCGCACCAATACGATTCGCAAAGGACAGTTCCGCGGGTTGTTGCCGTTGGACCGCTGGATGGTGGAACCGAGCCTTAACGATTTGGTGACGGACTTGGGGCCTGACTTGGGCTTGCCAAAGTTCTACCGGGTCACATCAAATGCACCAGCGCTGTCCGGTGTGAACATTCACTATTCGCGCTGCATTCGTCTGGTGGGCATCCAGCTCCCGTACTGGCAGAGACTGATGGAAAATTTGTGGGGTTTGTCCGTCATTGAGCGTCTGTATGACCGCATGATTGCATTTGACAGCGCCAGCACGGGCGCTGCACAGCTTGTCTATAAGTCCTACATGAAGACTTATAAGGTCAAGGACTTGCGTGAGGTGGTTGCGGCGGGTGGTGACGCGCTGGTCGGGCTGACGGCTTACGTGGACCAGATGCGGCGCTTCCAAGGGATTGAAGGCATCACGCTCATTGACGCTGAAGACGATGTCACATCAGAGTCTCACAGCGCATTCGGTGGGCTCTCCGATGCCCTTGCGCAGTTTGGGCAGCAGTTGTCTGGCGCTTTACAGATTCCTCTTGTCCGCCTATTCGGTCAGTCCCCACAAGGGTTCAGCACGGGTGAAACGGACCTCCGCAACTACTACGACACCATCAAGCAAGCCCAAGAAAAGGACTTGCGCGTCGGCGTCACCAAGATCTACCGCATCATTGCGGCAAGCGAAGGGATTGCAATACCAGAAGGAACGAAGATTGAATTCCGCAGCTTGTGGCAGTTGACGGACGAGCAGAAAGCGAACATTGCGCAGACGGTAGGCAATGTGGTCAGTGCTGCCGAAGAGGCTGGGCTTATTGACCGCGGCACCGCACTCAAAGAGCTCAAGCAGAGTAGTCACACCACGGGCATCTTCAGCAACATCTCCGCGGAACAGATTACCGAAGCTGAATCTGAAGGACCGCCAATACCTGAAGACGTGGAGGTGGCTGAAATTAAAGCGGGTACAGGCGCCGCAAAGGCTGGGGAAGGTGCTAGTGAGGGTGGCGGGGTTAAAGACGCGCTGCGGGCGGTTTTAACGCGGGACAGGAGTGCTTCCGCTGCTGGCATACTGTTTGTTACGCCAGCTGGGGACATGCTGCTCCTCAAGCGCGGCGAAAACTGCGACCACTCCGGAACATGGGGACTCCCCGGTGGGCGAATTGAACTTGGTGAGGACGAGGAGTTCGCAGCGCGCCGGGAACTCCGGGAGGAGACAGGTTTCATCTACCGCGGACAGCTCAAGGAGCTCGGGCGTCTGAATGGGTTTGTCACCTACTTTGCCGAAGTACCTGAACCGTTCAAGGTAACCCTGAACAACGAGCACACTGCATTCGTCTGGACCAATGACCCGGCCCGCAGCACTTTGCACCCCGGTCTGGCAGCGTTGTTGAGCACTTAATGGCTAAAGTAGAAAAGCAGACAAAATCCGAGCGCAAAGAGGCGCAGGAAAATAGACGCAAGGCGCGTGAGCGGTTCGCGCTTGCTGAACGCCTGGAAGCGGAGTACCTACGAGCATTGCGAAAGGTGACGACACAGATTGACCACATTGTCAAAGGGATGGCTCCGGGTGGAATGGTGCGGAACAGTGCGGAACTGGAAGGGATGCTGAAGGCTTACGCGAAGTTGATAGAGCCTTGGGCACGCAATGTGGCCATCAAAATGCTCAACCGTATTGCGGACAAAGACGAAGCAGCTTGGATGAAGCTGGGGCGGGGGATGGGTCTTAGCTTGCGCAAGGAACTACAGGACGCGCCAACAGGTCTAGCTCTTCAAATGTTCTTGGGGGAGCAAGTGCGCCTCATCACATCCTTGCCGCTGGAAGCAGCGCAGCGAGTCCACAAACTGACGCTAGAGGGAATGGTGACTGGTGGGCGTAGGGCAAGCGAAATCAAGAATGACATTCTAGCAACCGGGCAAGTGACCGAGTCCCGCGCCAAGTTGATAGCTAGGACAGAGATTGCACGCACGGCCGCAGGTTTGACAATGGCTCGGGCGCAGTATGTAGGAAGTACCCACTACATTTGGCGCACCAGTGGGGACAGTGATGTCCGCTCATCCCACAAACACATGAACGGCGCGGTGGTGCCCTGGGCTACGCCCCCACTGCTTGAAGACGGTACTCGCACGCATGCTGGAATGATTTTCAATTGTAGATGTTTTCCAGAGCCCATAATTTCAGACGTTTGACTCTGATGTAGACGCGCCCCGCATTGCACAACCCTCTTTATAATGGTACGCATTTACAGCGCCTAAATTCCTAAGGACAAATCAATGAACAAGCATAGTGAAAAAGTAGCAACCGTGGACGGGATGTCCGTAGCCCTTGGGGCTGCTGGTGAGATGCGCGAAGCTCTTGAGGCCCACGGCTTCTACACTGTGCAATGCCACGAGTATGAAGGTGGACCGTTGCTGTGGGAAGACCGGATTGAAAACCTTGTGACTACGGTGGGCAAGAATGCAATGCTGGACAACCACTTGTCCGGTTCCGCTTACACCGCGGCATGGTATATGGGGCTGATGAGCCTCACTTCCTACACCACTGGCCCCGCGGCTGGTGACACCATGGCTTCGCATGGTGGTTGGGCTGAGGACCAGAACTATTCACAAGGTGCTCGCCCAACAAGTGCCTGGAGCGCTGCTTCCGCTGGTGCCAAGGCGTTGTCTGCTGCACTGGTGTTTACCATGAACGCAACGACCACAATCAAGGGTTGTTTCTTGAACAGCATTGCGACTAAGGGTGGCACAACCGGCACCCTGTTCAGCGCAGGCCTGTTCACCGGGGGCGATCAGCCCGTGGTGTCCGGTAACACCCTCAGCGTTTCCTATTCCGCTTCTGTCTAACAAGGACTACACATCATGGCAAAGTTTAAGAAGGGCGACTTGGTCGTTCAGGTTGTGACCCCAATTCAGGGCATCGTGTCCGGTTTCAGTGTGGACCAAGAAACAGGCGACACTCAAGTGAAGATTGAGTGGCAGGACGAGCATGGCAACCATTCCCGCTACTTCAAGGACGCGGAGCTGGAAGCTACTCCTATCGTTAATCCTGTTTAATCATGACGCTGATCATTGATGACGGCGTGCAAGAAACCAGCACGACAACTGGCACTAGCCCCTACACGCTACTTGGAGCGGTGACCGGGTTTATCCCATTCGGTAGCGCAACGGGAATGGTAAACGGCAGCACCTGCCCCTATGCTGCCTGGGAAGTTGATGCTAACGGCGTACCAGCAGGTGGGCGTGAGGCCGGCATCGGTACTTGGGGCACTGGTGGCATCCTGACGCGCACCACGATCACATCAAGTACCAACGGCGGCGCGGCTGTGAGTTGGGGTGC